GAATTCTACAGCAACTACCATAAGCAGTAAGTCTGTATTTAAAACACTTAAAAGGTGTAAACTAACAATAAAAAAAGAAGTAGCAAAAGAATATTATTATGGCAAAACAGGTTAAAGCTAAAAAAGCAACAAAGAAAAAGTCTGCTCCAAAATCGAAAGGGCTTGGAGACAGTATTGAAAAATTTACAAAAGCAACTGGAATAAAAAAGGTAGTTGACAAAGTAAGCGAAGTTACAGGTATTGACTGTGGATGTGATGAAAGAAAAGAATTACTTAATAAGGTATTTCCATATAGAAGTAAAGACTGCTTAAATGATGACGAATATAAATGGCTAGATAATTTTTATTCTAGTAAAAGACCAACTTTAACACACGAAGAGCAAAAAATAATGGTAATAATACACAATAGGGTATTAGCATCTAAAAGAGAGGTTAGTTCCTGTGGATCATGTGTAAGGGAAATGGTAAATGTTATGAAACAACTATATCTGGAATATAAGAATTAATGTTTAACTCTTATAAAATTAATGATAAGGTTGGTGAAGTGTTAAATGCTATTAAGATTTTAGCATTACAAGGTTATACAATATTAGATTTTGAAGGGAACGTGATTAATAAATGGAATTTTAATAAAAATAAAAAATTAAATATCAATTATAATAGAGTACCAAAATTAAAAAAATAAATTATGCCAGAAGCAATTAACAATCATATTTTTGAACATTTCAGAAAGCAAGAAAGAGAAATAAAAGCTGCAATTAATGTTCTTCAAGAAAGAGGTTTTTCTGTACAAAAAAAAAAAAATAAGTTAGTTATATATAGAGATTAAATGAAAAGTATTGCTGTTGTCTCCAAAGTTTTAAACGGAAAGCTAGTTAGAAACAAAGGAATGATAGCAAATGCTGTTAAACACTTTGAGGGAAAAGATGTCGAAGTTATAATTAAGATGAAAAGGAAATACAGAAGCTCCCCTCAAAATGCTTATTATTTTGGAGTAATAATTCCAATAGCAGTAAATGCAATATATAACGAATGGGGTGAAATATGGTCTAAGGAAAAAACACATGATTTTTTTAAAAATAGATTTTTATTTGATGAAAGAGTTAATGAACAAACAGCTGAGATAATACAGACACCAAAATCGACAACTGATAATTCTACAATAGAACAAGAAGAGTTTCATGTAAAGTGTGTTGAGTTTTTAAGGGAGTGGTTTAATGTAGAAGTTCCACTTCCAAATGAGAATATAAAAATTGATTAATTATGGCAATAGATAGATTTAAAAAAAGATATAATAATATAAATTATAATATGTTAAACCAAACAAGTAAAAACGCAAACTATTATAATGAAAATCAATTATCTTATTTAAGACAAAGTGAAATTGAAAAAATATTAAAACTTCGTATGTATGTAAAAAGATTTACAAAAACAGAAAAAGAATTTTTCGTTACTAAAATAAATGATGCAGAAGAAAATTATCAAGACATACAAACATTCACTTTGCATATAACAAACAGATGTAGATTGAAAAGAAATGATTTTGCTATTCTTTTTAAAATGTTTAAAAAATATAATATAAGTTTTGATTAATCAAGTTTTTTCAAGTTATGAGTAAACACGGAGGTAATAGAAAAGGATCAGGTAGAAAGCCTAAAATAGAGGAATTAGAATTAATAGAAAAGTTAAAGCCATTAGAGCCATTAGCTTATGAAGCATTGAAGCAAGGTCTTGCAGATCAAGACTATAGGTTTGTACAGCTTTACTTAAACTATTACTATGGTAAACCTAAAGAGACTAAAGACATTACAATAAATGAAGACCTTCCTTTGTTTATAGATTAGCATGCAAGTAAAAAAAACCTTAGCCTTAAATAAATTAAGAAACCTAAATAATAGAACTAAGATAATTAGAGGTGGTTCTTCAGCAGGAAAAACAATAGCAATCTTATTAATTCTTATTGATTATGCTATTAAAAACAAAGGCAAAGAAATTAGTGTAGTATCTGAATCTATTCCTCACTTGCGTAGAGGAGCTTTAAAAGACTTTTTAAGTATTCTAAAAGGTCTAAATAGATACTATGAAAAGAAGTTCAATAGAAGCACTTTAAAATACGAATTTAGTAATGGCTCTTACATAGAGTTTTTCTCCACAGACCAACCAGATAAACTAAGAGGGGCAAGAAGAACAGACTTATATATTAATGAATGTAACAATGTGCCTTTTGATGCTTACCAACAACTAGCAGTTAGAACAAGTGGAAACATCTGGCTTGACTATAATCCTGCTAATCTATTTTGGGTTGATAAGGAACTCATAGGACAAGGTGAAACTGACTTTATTACTTTAACTTATAAAGACAATGACAGCCTACCTAAATCTATAGTAAAGGAAATAGAGAAAGCTAAATACAAAGCTAAGACTTCTACATATTGGGCTAACTGGTGGAAAGTCTATGGCTTAGGAGAAATAGGAAGTTTGGAGGGAGTTTGTATTTCAGACTGGAAAGAGATTGATAATATACCAAATGATGCTAGGTTGCTTTGTGGAGGGATGGATTTTGGTTATAGCGTTGATCCTTCTACTTATATAAGACTTTACAAATGGAATAATGCTTACATATTTGATGAACTGCTTTATAAAAAGGGCATGCATAATAGAGACATTAGTTTATTCTTAACTAATCTTCATATCAAAGAAAATATCTATGCTGATTCAGCTGAACCTAAATCAATAGCCGAGTTAAATAATTATGGTCATAGAGTTTATCCTGTGACAAAAGGTAGGGATTCAATAGTCTATGGAATTAACTTAATGAACCAGAATGAAATCTATGTAACTAGAAGAAGTAAGAATCTAATTAAGGAGCTTCAAGGTTATATATGGGCAAAAGACAAAGAGGGCAACGATCTACAAAAGCCTACAGGCTCACACCCTGACTGTATTGATGCAGCTAGGTATGCATTAATGATGCAACTAGAAAACCCAAACAGGGGCGAATATCATATTTATTAAATAGGGTGGAGTACACTTTGTGATTTTATCGTACTTATAGTATGCAAGTAAAAATTTTAGTTCCTGAATCGTTATCAGAAATAACCTTAGAGCAATATCAAAAGTTCTTAAAAATATCTGAAGAAAACGAGGACAGCTTATTTCTGCAACAAAAAATGATTGAGATATTTTGCAATATTGAATTAAAGCAAGTCCTAAATATCAAGTATAAATCAGTTACTAAAATTACTACACATCTAAACAAACTATTTGAACAAAAGCCAAAATTTATCCCAAAGTTTAAAAGAGACGATTTAACATTTGGATTTATTCCAAAACTAGATGACATGACTTTTGGTGAGTATGTGGACTTAGACACTACTTTAACTAATTGGGAAACAATGGAAAAAGCTATGGGCGTTTTATACAGACCTATAAAATTAGAAAAAGACAATAGATATTTAATAGAGGCATACCAGACATATGATAAATACGATATGAAAAAAATGCCTTTAAATGTGGTTTTAGGTTCAATGGTTTTTTTTTGGAATTTAAGCAAAGAATTAATAAATCTTATTCCGAATTATTTGAGGGAGGAATCACTGAATCTGACCTTACAGCAAAAGCAAACTTTGGAAGAAAATGGAATTGGTATTCAAGTATATATCGACTTAGTAACTCGAACATTACCAAGTTTAATGAGGTTACCAAATTACCCATCCATAAATGTTTAATGTTTTTAACATTTGAAAAAGATAAGAATGAAGTAGAGGCTAGAATGATTAAGAATAAGCTATGAAAGAGTTTTTGGTAGAGGAATTATATGAAAGAGGGTTTGTAGAATATGACGAAAGTATAGTTTTAGCAGAGGGGTTTGAGGATGCTATGATCGGTATATCTACAACAAATCCAAAAAGGGCTGTTTATGACTACTGGAAATGCTTGGACTGTTTAATAAAAGCAAAAGTGAATCATGAGGTATTTGAATTTGATGCAGCCCTAGAATGGTTAGACGATTACATAAAAGAAGCGAATAATAGTGACATAAAATCATTTACACCAATATTTATTAAAACAATATGACAACTTACTATAATATAATTGATACACTCAAAACAGCCTTAGAAGCAGAACCTTTTGTTAATACTGTTAGCTATGGAAATATCTATGATATTGATTTAGCAAAGCAAACAATATTTCCACTTTCACACATAATGGTTAATCAGGCTACAATTTCAGCTCCTACAACAATTTTTAATGTAACTATAATGTGCATGGATATTGTTGACGATCCAAAAACAAAAATTACAAATGTATTTTTAGGTAACACCAATGAACAGGACATTTTAAACACACAGCTTAATGTAGCAGCTAGAATAGTTAGCAAATTAATGCGAGGTGATTTGTTTAGTGATTTATACCAAGTCGAAGGCACTGCGACCTGTGAACCATTTAATGAGAGATTCGAAAATAGTTTAACTGGTTGGGCTGTAACATTTGATGTAGTAGTTCCAACTAATATGACAATCTGCTAATGGAACTAAAAGAAATGCAAAAAGAGCTTAATAATTTTGGCAAGTATGTAGTTCAACAGTCAAGAAGCAATCTTACTAAAAAGAAACATAATGCAACTAAGGAACTATATAATTCTATAGGATATTTTGTAGATAAAACTGCTCAAGGATATAAACTTTCTTTTGAGATGGAAGACTATGGAATGTTTCAAGATCAAGGAGTTAAAGGAGTTAAATCTAATTATATAGTAAATAAAAATTCTCCGTTTAGTTATAAACAAAGTAGCAATTTAATTGGTTTAGAATACCATACTGGTGTTTTTTCAAAATTTGCTAAAAGAATGGGTTTACAACCTAGAAATAAAAAAGGACAGTTTGGCTCGTATAAAACTATGGGTTACATACTAGCAAGAAGTATTAAAAACAAAGGCATAAAAGCAAGCATGTTTTTTACAAAACCATTTGAACAAGCTTTTAAAAGACTTCCTGAAGACTTAGCAGAAACCTTAGCAAAAGATATAACAAATAATATTTAGATCATGAGTGCAATAATAAACGCCAGAAGTCCATACTTTATAAAAATAACTCCAAGTCAAGGGAGCATTCAATCAGCTACAATGAGCTTATTTGTTTACTCAGGAACTTATAATGCCTCACCAACACCTGCTCAGTATAGTTTAACAAAAACTGTAATTACAGGAAATAATTATATAGCCTTTGAAATAAGCTCACTTGTTAAAGATTATTTAGAAACCGAATACGGAAATTTTTCAACAGATGGAGTGTGGGTAAAAACTTCAACAGTAGTTGTCAAAGATTCAGGAACTACAACAGCAACCACAGCAAATAAGCTAGTAGATAGTACACAAAATTTTACTAGTTCAGTAGAAATAGGTGATACTGTAAACAATACTACAGATGGAACTTCAGCAACAATTAGTGCTGTAGATTCAAACACCACACTTTCTCTAAGTAGCGACATTATGACAACTGGCGAATCTTATAGTATTAGACAAACTGCAACAGTTGAAGATACAGTGCCATATTTAAGTTTTGATGGATTTGGATATTTTAAAGAGGGAGTAAATCCTAGGACTTCAACAAATCCAATCAATACCCTAGTCACTGGAACTACTGACGGTGTGACTGTAGCTTTTAAATTACAAGATTCCACACAAACTTTTTTAAACTCTGTAAGTTTAGGTGATACTGTAAACAATTTAAGTGATGGAGGAAGCACAACAATTTCAGCAATTGAAAGCAATACCTCACTAGCCCTAGCTGCTGATATTATGGTTTCTACACCTGACAATTATTCAATAGTTGCAACTCCAAATTATACACCTGCTTTATTGCAAAGTAACACTAAGATATATTTTAAACAAGGAACTGATATTGTCTTTCCTGTATTTGCTGAAGCAGAGCCTACTATTACTTTTATAAGTGGAGGTGGTGCAAATATTAAATGGGAAAGAACAGACGAGTTCTGGAATTTATATCAAAACTACTGGGGCAATATATTAAGCCCTATAGTTGTTCCAGATTCTACAAATTCAACTGAAAAAATAGTTTATATAAGAGTTACGCCAACCTTAACATTACAAACAGGTGACACCATTTCAGTTGTTGCTACTAAATCTGGTTATGCTCAATCTTTTACATTAACACTAGAAGCAGTATGCGAGCCTAAATATGAGCAATTACAAGTTATATTTTATAACAAATTTGGTGCTTTACAAATAATGCCATTTTTTAAAAGATCACAAAAAAGTATTAACGTTAGTGGCAATTCTTACAATAGAAATATAATGGATTTTACAAGTAGTCCCTCTTACGATCAGTCTAAGCATAGTATAACTTCCTATGGTATAAATGGAAACGAATCTATTGAAATGAATACTGGCTTTATAGATGAAAGTTTTAATGAGGTTATTGAAGAAATAATGTTAAGTAAACAGATTTGGGTTGACGATTCAACAAATGTATTGCCAATTAATTTAAATACTAAAAGCCTGACGTTTAAAAAAGGTGTAAATGAAGGATTAATAAATTACACTATAAGTTTTAACTATGCTTTTAGTACAATAAACAATATTAAATAAATGCTTTCTTTACAAATTTATATTAATGGCTCTCGAGCCGATACTTTTAAAGACGAATCAGTTACCATAACTCAATCTATTCAAAATGTGCGAGATGTAGGTAAAATATTCACAGACTTTACTCAATCGTTTAATTTACCTGCATCTAAAAACAATAATAAGATTTTTAAACATTTTTATAATTTTAATATTGATGGTGGGTTTGATGCAAGAACCAAAATCACAACCAAACTAGAATTAAATTTTTTAGATTTCCAAACTGGTGTTTTACAGCTTAACGGAGTTAAGATGAAGGACAATGCAGCTTTTTCTTATAACGTTACATTCTTTGGCAATACAATTAATTTAAAAACATTATTAAGTGAAGACAAGCTAGATGTTTTAGACCTATCAGCTTTTGACCATACCTATTCTCAAGCAGAAGTTCAATCAGCATTAACATCAGATACCCATATTGGTTCAGGTGCTATTGTATATCCACTTATACAGTCCTTAGAAAATAGATATGTTTTTAACAGTCTTTCTAGCGATACAGGTGCTTACAATGTTGCTTATAGAAACAATGGCAACGGATCACAAAACACTGGTGTTGATTATCAAGATTTGAAACCTGCTATAAAATTGAAAGAAATTATAAATGCAATAGAAGCAAGATATACAGATATAAAATTCTCAACTGATTTTTTTAATAATTCAGAACCTTTTAATTCTTTGTATTTATGGTTAGCCAGAAATAAAGGTAGAATTGGAACTGATACAAAGGGACAGCAAGTTTTTACAAAAATACTTGGAAACTGGCAAGATGTGGGAACTCCAGACTTTATTACGTCATTAGCCGGTGGAACTATATGGTCTGTCACAACTGACGCAATTTGTGAAACATTATACACTGCAAATCTAAGCATCGCATCCTCTTCAAGTTCTGTTTATACTGTTTATGCCTTAGAAACTGTTTCTAATACTAGACTGGCACAAATAACTAATGTAAGTGGCAACCAAATATTATCATTTACTTTGGATAAAACAACAAGTAAGCCTTATTCTATTCAGTGGATAATAGAATCTCAAGGTGCTATGAGTTTTACCCCTACTTTAGAACTAAAAGAAGACATAACTCTAACAGGAACAGGCTGTACATTAGGAAATTTAACAAATAATTATGACTGTAATGGTTCACTAGACACTTTAAGTATTGTATATGTAACACAAAACGTCCCAGATATTAAAATAATTGATCTATTAACAGGAATTTTTCAAACCTTTAATCTTACTGCTTTTGTAAATGAAAATAATATAATTGAAGTAAAAACCTTAGACAGTTTTTATGCAACTGGTAGCTCCTATAATATAACTTCATGTGTTGAAACTAATACAAGCGAAGTTAACCTTGCCCTTCCTTACAATGATATTGAATTTAAATTTCAAGCTCCAGATTCTTTTTTAGCAATAAATTTTAACAGAATTAACAATTCAGTTTTTGGTGATTTGTTAAGCCCACCAAGTCGTGAAACTTCTATTGATGTAGGTAACAAATACACCATAAAATTGCCTTTTTCTAAAATGGTTTATGAGAGGTTAAGCGATCAAAATGCAGCTTCCGTTTTAACTAATAATCAAAGCGAAATACAATGGGGGTGGTCTGCTAATGCAGATAGAGAAAGCGACTTAACAAAACCCTTAATTTTTTATAATGTAAATCAAACTATAAACAGTGCAAACTCTAAACTTTCTTTTATTAATGGTGTAAGTAACACTCAAGCTGCGGGACTAACCACATTTAACAGACCTTCAAATGTAAATTTTAATTCTACTCAAACAATAAACTTTGGAACTGAGTTAGACGAATATACAGGAACTGAAAATCCAAATAGTTTGTTTCAAAATTACTATTCTACTTATATAAACGATGTTTTTAATATAAAAAGACGAATTACAAAAGTAAAGGCTTATTTACCTATAAGCATTTTGCTTAATTATAATTTGAATGATAAGTTTATTTTAAATGACGTTAGCTACAAAATAAATACAGTTAGAACCAATATGTTAACAGGTGAAAGCAACTTAG